ATATAACTGCCATTGGCAAAATCCTTACGATAAATATCTTTATCCTTGGCCTTAGGCGGATATTTTTCCGAAAAAATACCCGTTAAAACGTAACCTTGGGCGGGATCACCCGCAGGCGAAAGAATCAAAACCTGCTCACCTGCTTCAGGAGTCCAGAATGTTCTATCCGGACCTGCCCGCCGCTCTAACCAAGGGATCCAATCGGTGAGTACATCGCCTGACTTTACTCGCACGCGTGCGCTTGCTTCATCTAGCGATGCAATCGTGCCGATTCGTAATAAATTGGTGACCATGCGCCACAATTCCGCAGTGCTGTAATCTTGCTTGGCATTTTCATGGTTGAAATTCACTGTAAATACCCTGTTACCACACGCCTAAATCTTGCGCGATGGCTTTAATAATCTGATAATTTTCATCGGTGGGAATGGGGGTTTGATCGAGCGTTATCGTTTTTTCAGGTGAAAATTCCACCGCAGTTAATACGGCAGGAACAGAGGACCTCCATAGTTTAATCTCTGCATTACGCCGATTAACCAGTCCTTTTACTTTTTTACCGCCTGCCCGCACCCAGCGTTTAAACTGCGCGGGCACTGCATCATGCTGACCTTGATTTAATTTTTTTAGTAAAGTGGAATTTTTAAAGGCGGTGCAACCAATATTGAAGGCAAAACTCACTAATGCATTAAATTGATGTTGATTCAAAGGCGTATTAACCGCTTTATTTACACAAGCAACAAAGCGCACTAAATCTTTTTGCAGAATTAAAATAGCCTCTGCGCGGCGAATACCTTTGCGAAAATCAATAACAGAGACACCCTGTGCCAATTTCAGTGTAATTTTACCGCTGCTGCGCTCCGATTGTGTTAGCAGATGACCCACACCGAGGGTGGGATAACCTGCCACGTCCTTATAGACAGACAATTTAATGCCTTCGAGCTGAATTAATAATTCAACACCTGATTGTGTCATTTTCATCTTCATTTCTTACTCCAGCTTGCGGGTTTACGCGTCATCACGACGCTATTTTATTTTCTTAAATTAAGGCATTGCCAGTAATTTGGCGACAATCGCTTGACTATCTTTTTTAGGTAAACCCATTAATTCACGGATGGGCAATTCAAAGCGCCAATCGCCGTATTGCAAAGTTTGTCCGAGTTGATGCCGACTCGCAACGTGACCAACACGGCCATAAAACCCGATTTCGGCTTTACGTTCGTTCGCGCGGGTTTTAATTAGCCCGCCCATATTGCGAAACATTTTCTTGCCACGTTGATGTTTCAGCATCGCAGTGCCGTCAGGACTCACATTGCGACTGATGCGGCTTTGCTGTTGTTGCTTTAAATACCGCGCGATGTCTCGCAGGGCAGTACGGCGTGAAACAGGTCCCATGCGGCGCAATAATTGTATTAATTGACTTTCTAAGGCATTGTCTGCATCCATCAATAACACCGCTTATGCCGTGCTAACGTATGTATAGTTGCCACTACTATAAAAGCCAGTGGCGAGGTCATGGCAGTCGTTTTAACGTTGACGATTAACACGTTGTCCGTGTCCCGCCCTTATCGTTCGTCAAGGTTTCGTTGTCCAACATCTCAATATAAAGATTGAGGTCAACGCTGTGGTTATTATTCCAGGTTAGCTTATAGTCGATTCGTGGCATCTGTTGTTCTTGCTGTAACCAATGGGTTAATTGGACTAATAATAAAGTTAAATCTTTTGAAAAATTACTAATAATCAGATGCAATACATATTCATGTGATGCCACCGTTTTGCTCTGTGTCTGACCCCATGCAAATTGTGGTGCAATCTCGTCTGGTGGTAGGTTAATCTCTAAAAAATCGGTATCATAATGTTCAGCCTGCAATTGACCGTAGGTATCACCAAAGCTGAAATTTTCTGTATCAAAGCCTAAATCAGCGCTTAAATAGTCGTATAGACGTTGATTGCGCGTCGTAATCCCTTTGTGACTCATCTCTGTCATAAAATCAAATCAAGACCGAAAAAACAGATTGACCGCGTTGACCGACAATGTTGCGGATTGCTTGGCGGTATTCTGTTTCATATTGTCGCCCTGTTTCATCAATATCTTTCGCCTCGGCTTTCTTCAAGCCGTAGCGGCTGGTATCGGTCGAGCGATACCGCTCTATAAGTAATTCCATTGTTTTTGCATAGACGGCTTGGCAATAAAAGTTCACTAATTCGCCTTCATTGCCGTATTGCTGTTGCGGTACGGTAGACAGCGTTGCATAGGATTGACGTGACCAATAACAATAACGTTTTTCTAAATCAATGTTGACATGGTGCATCGCAGATTTAAGTAAATGCAACTGACGACTTATACTGTAACTGCTGTCAATGGCATAACGGCTTTGTAAATCTTGTAAACTTAAATCAGGGAAAAAACCATTATTAGTGACCATTGTTTTAGATTGATCTGATACATCAAGCGGATCTTGATCCGCATTCAGACCTGAATCTTTCATATAATCAGGTAAGCTCATTATTCTTCAATCTCTTTACCACGGGCTAATTTCAGCAACTTTTTATTGCAAGCATCGAGTTTTATTTGATACTCATCATGCAAAGTTTCTTTTTCATCTTGACAATTTTCACGCAACGCAAATTGTTTTTTAATCACCCAAATCAGCACAAATATAATTACGATCAATAAGCCACCGAATCCGATTTCTCGTAACTCGGCCGATTGCTTCAGTATTTCAATCATTTAAAATGCCTTTTGCTATTTCAGCCCATCGATAAATTACAATGTTATTTAAGGGAGTGATTTACCTTTCCGCAAATCCATGCCGCGTTTTTTATGTAGATCAAGCACAACACCCATGACGATATGAAATCCTGTCGCAATAATTAAACCTACCAAACCCAATGTATTCATATTTGCATAACCGGGCCATACACCCAGTGCAAAGGCAAAAAAGCTGGCTGCATACACGGAGTAGGTGAGTAAGTGGTGCTGTTTGCGATGCCATGCGAGCCAAATCGATGCGGTTGCTAAAGTGCCATACAGCAGCAATAGTCCGATATCATTCCAAGCATCAAAAGCCAGCAACAGCGTCCAAATTTTTTCACTATTAATTAAAAATGTATCCATATCAGGTTTTCCTTGTTCTGCGTTTAGCATCATCATAGCGTTGCCATCCATCCCGACACATTGCATCACACCAGCGTTGCATAGGATTTCCTAATGCTTCATCGCAATATAAACAATGCCCTGTTGCCTTCACTTTACTTCTTTTCGCGTGTTTATGATTGCGGATTGCTTGGGCTAAATGCCAGTCATTTTGACGCGCAGCGTGATCAACTTCATCCATTGATCACGCTCACTTTAATAGAGCGTCGAACTGCACCCAGACGATTAAAAACCGAGAGGCTTTGATCCTTGGGTGAGCCGACGCAGGCGGGGTTGAGGCGGTTTACCCTGTTGTCTCTCAACAAGATATTCATGTTTTTTCCTGTGGAGCGTTTTGTGCTTCAAGTTGTTCTTTAGCCGCTTTTAAGCGGCCTTTAACTCCAATAGGTTCGTGTAGGTTATGGGCGAGTGTCAATAAGCGCACCGCTTCTTTATAATCATCAGCATCATGGGCTAAAATGCCGCAAAAACGATAACAACGGGCATTATTCACTTCCCACAACGGCCATGAACCCTGTTCGATGCGGTGCAACACCTGATAAATCGGTGTTTTCGTGACCTTACCTTGTACGTCTTTTTCAGCTTTAGCCGCATTAAAAACCACGTTAAAGACAAAATCGCCTAGATCGCGTTTCATCCAATGCAAATTGCCCACTTTCGGATTAGTAATGGCAGGATCGGCTAATTCAAATAGCACATCCCAACGTTCGCCATCGGCTGCCCAGACCACGCACTGCGTTAGCACATCGTTTTGATGCCGCAAAGGGGCCGCCAGCCAATCGCGTAAATAGGGCAAATAGCCATCCAATAAATCGGCCCCTTTGCGGTGACGATCTGAATGATCAGGTAATTGTTTAACCGTATTCACATCTTGACGCAATTTGGCCATCCAGCGCTTATATTGCTGCTGATGAATGGCTTGTTGCTTATCCGTCAAAGATTGCTTCACTTGACCTTGTGCCACCCGCTGCTGATGTTGGCGCATTAAGCTCATGGTAAAACCTACTGATCCGCCCAGTGATGGGTGGGGATCATGTCAATTTCGCCGACCCACTTTCCTTCGAGATCTTTACCTAAATCAGTAAAAATAATCTTTTTTGTATCCAGGGCAACAATGGCGTTTAAATCTTCAATATGATAGGCCTCACGTCGTGCATTCCAATCAACCGATTGCTCATTTTCGGCATAGTACTTCGTACTGCGTCGCCATGATTTTTTCTGCCAATAGATGGATAGATTTCCACGGACATTACCTTGTCGCAAGGGAGTAATAATTATGCAGGTTTGTGGCATATAGGGAGCGGGAAGCGCATCCAATCCCCCGTAAACCCCTGTTACGGTTTTGGTTTGTATGCGGGGTTTTTCAGACGGTGTCTTCGCTGCATATTGATAATATGCACCTTCGGCAAAACCCATGAGCGATTCTGAGATCATCGCTTTCATACCGGGTTTTCGACGGTGTAAAGGAATCGCTTGATACAGGTCTTGGATAAGATGATCAAGGCTGACATAGTCATTCCCGTCACCTGTACCAATTTTGATTTCATCGACCGAAAGCACCTGCGAAGGCACACGCTCTTTTAAGAGTTGTATCCAACCTTTGTTAACATCTTGCAATAAAGGATAATCGGTTTGGTTGCTGGTTAAGGCATGTTTTTCACCCCAAAAACCCACGACAATGCGGTCATTACCCATTGAGTCTAAAAAGGCATTGCGATATTGCGTTTTCCAGTCAGGGAACTCTGACATCGCATCAATATCATCATCATGCAGCACAAAATCACTGTGTGCCTTTACCATTGTGTATTTATTTAATACGGATTTCTTTGGGTAATTGAGCTGACGCTTATCGCCCACATACGTATTATTAGTACGCATCACCCGCCCTTGCGAACCCATCATTAGACTGCCGCCCGAATCTTGAGTGCGCGGCAGAATGTTGATATAACTCAGAAAAGGGCTAAAATCTTGAATGTCACGATTCAAAGTCACTTCTGACGCGCGATTAAAGTCACTCGACACTAAACCTTTTGCATCCACGAGATCAAAAGGTTTACGGACTAACTTAACATCACGTTGACCGTGATAAGCGTAAGCCATTTCGCTTTGAATGGCGTGTATTGCGTCTTCAGGTGTTGCAAAAGGCATAATAATTTTTCCAGCATCGACAACTCAGACCAAACTGAGTGTGGGATTTACCCGCCTTAGGAATTACCTAAGGCAGCATTGCAAGATCGTCATCTTTAAAGGCAATCATTTGCCTCGACGAGCTTATAAACGTAATTTATGAATCAGGAATACGGACGATTATCAGGGTCATTCCAGTTATCACTTGCACCACCGTGATCATCAATATTTTGATTGTTGACAGGCAGTTTCTTAATAACATTCAGAGCCGTGGTAACATCATTGATCGATGTTGTTTGTTTTTCTTGATGTTGATCAATTTTTTCAGCTTGATCTTTTAAACCTTGGATCACTGTATCAGTCTGATCTTTAGCGGCTTTGGCGGTATCTGAAATAACCTGTGTCTGAGCATCCAGTAAAGGTTTTATTTCATCTGCAAAGGCCGTCGCAGTCGACTCCATGCCTGTTTTAATGCCCTCACTGATTGCCGTCGTGATCACTGTTTTCATACTATCTTGAAAGGCTTGCATTTGTTCAGGGGTCATATCGTCATCTTCATTGTGGATTTTATCCGCCTTAGACTTTGCTAAGTCGGCTTGTTGTTTGAGGGCGGCAAAATGGGCTTTGGCTTCAGGGACTTTGCTGCATAAATAGTTTTGTACCGCTTCAGGGGGTTGTTTCCCCGCAAATTGAATGATTTCGCGCCAATGATCTTCCGTTAATGCTTTATCGCTGGCTGCCTCCAGTGCTTCATCATCAATTTCAGCAGGATCAATGATTTCATCGATCAAACCTGCCTTTAAGGCTTGATCGGCGCTGTAATAAGTTTCTTCAGCGAGGATTGCCTGCACCTTTGACTTTGATAAAGCCAAAATCTCTTGATAGCGCGGCAACATCGCAGCCGTATGTACATCCAATACCTTAATTAAATGGCGTAGGTCTGCACTGTTGTACGACCCCCACGTAAAGGTATTGGCTTCGTGCAGCATTTGCATAGCATTCTGTGCCGATTTACGTTTATCGCCTGCGAGCATGATGTGACTGCCCATGCTAAATGCATAGCCCATATTAATCGTACTGATAAAGGCTTTGTGCTGCTTGAGCGTATTATAAATGGGCAAACCATCCATGAACGTCCCACCTAATGTCGAAATGTAGACATCAATACTGGACAGCTTTTTGTATTGCGCCAATTCATCCATAAATGTTTGCACATTCAGTTCCCATGATCCAATTACACCATACAAATAAATATCGGCATGATTGGGCTTGGCGGATAAAGTGATGTTGAACCATTTTTGCTGTTTTTTATCATCATCAGCAGTGGGTTTGGGTGGAGCCGCGTTTTTTGTCATGCGATCTGTTATACGTGACTTCGGTGAACTTCACAAAACCTTGTGTGCTATATGTGCAGTTGTTGCGAATGATTCTTAAAAAAACCTGAATAATCCTTACCTCACCCATAAAGGCTACTCGTTCAGTAGCCTTTATCGCTATAATTTTCGCTTCAATATTCCTTACTCTTTAAATCCTCGCTTTATTGCCCATTTTAAATGCGGCTTCTTTTCTTGGATCCTGTTCTCACCTTGCGCCTTTGGCTGCATTGGCGGATTGCAGCGCATCGATACGCTGCGTTCTGAGGGATTGCAACAAGCCGCGATACTGCTTCCACGTCTTACCCTGACCACAGGCGGGAAATCCGTTCTGCTGCGCGTATTGCGGTAAGGCTTGATCATATTGCGGCAAGGCAGGAATAAATCCTTTGGTCACAGCTTGATTGTTACCACCCCGTACCGCTTTGAATTTATAGTCACCGAAACCATTCAGGTCATCGAATTTTTTAGGATTGCGGATAAACTGAGAAAGATAGTTAGCTAAATGAACATCCCACTCCTGCTGCGATTTTTGGATATGTGGACGGGCTGACCAGTGACCCTGGTACTCAAACACCCAATCAATATCAATCTTGGCGGGATCATCCTCTCTTTTTGCTAGATAGCGTTTTATCCAATCTCGATTATATTGCCAATCCAGATGCATAGCGAAACGCTCAACAGAATCCCCTATTTTTTCACTGTTGATGTTGTTGTAAAGATGTGGGTTGTACCTAGGGTTGCATCCTTGGTTGTTTCTTGACTCTGGACTTTCGCAAGTAACTGAATCACTGGAGTTTTTTGATGTATCGTTAAGGTTGTTGCTTTGGTTGAACCTTTGGTTGTACCTTTTTTGATCAGAATTATGCGCTTTTTCAAAAGGCAACAGGAAAACGTGCTTTCCTTGATCAACAATTAAGTTAACTTTAGCCATTCTTGATAAAACCGACCGCACTTTTTGGCGAGTGGGAATCTGATGTTTACGCCCGTTCACGCCTGCCACGGTCAAACGCTCTTCTAAAAACTTTTGATTAATGCGATAACTTATGCCTGCAATGCAGGTCTTGTAATCCATCACATCAACCAGACACAGATAGAGTTTAGATAATTGAGGCTGTTCATCGATCAACACGTCTAAGGCGTCTTTGCAGATGTACGGCATTAGAATGACCCCCGTTGCTTGCGAGTAGTCGCAGAGGGCGGACGTTGCCTAGTATTTTGATTATTAGCAGAACCATAATTAGCATCACCCCCAAACCTACCTGAATCATCAAAATCACGGAACCGCGAATACTGCCCCTCAAATTTAAGATGTACCGTACCGATTTCGCCGTTGCGAAACTTACGAATAATCACCTCAGCCTTGCCTGCCGACGCAGCATCGTCAGGCTCATACACCTCATGCCGATACAAAAACATAATCATATCCGCATCTTGCTCAATCGCGCCAGAATCGCGTAAATCCGACATAATGGGACGCTTATTGGGGCGTTGCTCAACACTGCGACTCAGTTGCGACAATAAGATAATTGGCACATTAAACTCCAGTGCCGTCTTTTTCAATTCACGGGTGATATCAGACAGTTCTACATTGCGATTTTGACCAGGTCGTGCAGCCTCCATAAGCTGTAGATAGTCGATCACGATCAAGCCTAAACCCTTAAATTTTGTTTCGATTTTACGGATCAAGCGACGGCATGAAGCACGAATATCATGCACATTCAGCGAGGGCGACGCATTAATATAGATATTACGATCGATTAGATTATTTTCGATGCCATTTGAGACTTTAGCCCAATTATTACTTTGGTTTAACTGCCATGAATTTTTAATATCAGTGAGGTTTACCGTGGATGCACTGGATATTAAACGCTCAACCAGTTGGTTTGTCGGCATTTCCATGGAAAACACCGCGACGGCTTTATCTTTAGAGGCGGCATGAACCGCATTCATTGCAAAGGTTGTTTTGCCCATCGAAGGACGACCTGCCACAATAATTAAATCGCCTGCCACAAAACCACTGGTGTGTTTATCCAATGCTTGACTGCCTGTGGTAACGCCAAGCAAAGGGTTAGTAGCAGGGTCTATCTTACTGCGCTCCCCCATGGCTTGCAGTGTTGATTTTAGAGCGACTTTAAGCGATACCATTTCACCCGCAGGCGAGATTAACGCGTCTGCGATCTTAAATGAGGCAGACTCCAGCTCAGTAATGACATCTTTTGCATCGTATTGGCGCGAGTAGGCTAATTCTTTTGCTTTATCGGCGGTTGCAATAATCGCCCTCAAGGTACTGTCATTTTTAACAATTTTAGCGTAAGCCACCACATTGGCCGCACTGGGAGTATCTTTTGCCAGCGTACCCAGATAAGCAAACCCGCCCGCTTCTTTAAGATTACCTTGCTTGTCCAAAAAATCAGAAAACGTAACAAGATCAAAGGGCGTGTGGCTAGCATTCAGCTCAACCGCCGTGGCCCAGATTAGACGATGATCAAGGCGGTAAAAGTCATCAGGCGTGATCAAACTTGAAACGCGATCAAACGCATTGCAATCCAGCATAATCGCACCAATAACCGATTGTTCTGCCTCAATACTGTGCGGTGGAATCTTTAAATTTCGCGCCGCTTCATTGCCATTAGAAAGATTAGGAATCGCATTACTGTAATTAACTTGACTCATAATGCTACTCCAGACTTTGCCGTCTCAGCTCGATTATCTGCCGAAAGGCGCACTGCACAAGGCTTTTCTGGTGTACCTGCCTTGCTATTTTTGATAAATTTTGTCATAATTGACTCCACTTAGTTAGCCCGTTTCGATGCCGAATCCTTTCAAAAATCACAGCATCTAAACGGGTTTTCTTTTGTCTGCAATAAACGTCAACCGTCTACCCCAGAACCCAATAAAACCGAGCGCAAACCCCGCGCTCGATCTCAAAAAATAATGACCATCAATGGGGTATTTCTTAAACTGTATGCCATTCTTCCGCTCGCCAAACAGAAACGCGAAAGCCCGACCAAAGTGGTCAGGCAATTTTTTTGGCTCAGAAAGCTTTTTAAAGGCAGGTTTAATCACACTAAAAGTCCCTTGA